TTCACGATACGATTATACCACGGCAAAAACGGACAAAACGGACAAAATCAAATTTTTTCAAAAAATCTTTTGACCGCTTTCCTTGCGGTGTCTCCTTGCGGGTGTCCATATACGTTTTTCGCAACCGCATTCCAAGGCATTCCCTTTATGTACCGATATTCAATGATTTGCCGCAAACGGCTATCTTCCAGCCCGTCAACAAAGGTTTCGATTTCTTCCAGCTGCCCGACAAGCGCCTTTTTTCGGTCTGCGTATTTTATCCGCAGGGCGTTGATCTTGTCCTGATATTGGTTTCCGTAACCCTGTATTGTGATTGCGTGCGGCTGAAACGGGATACATTGGGACGAACCGACCACCGAATCAACAACGAATGAGCCGGGTCGGCTTTCAAGGTCTGAAATTTTACGCTCCAGCATTTTAACCTCTTTTGCTAAATCCCGGTACTGTTCCAGCTGTTTCAACGTCATAATATCCGATCTCGCTTTCTCACATGGTTTGTACTGTCTGATGATGTAGAGGAATTCAAGATATTTCAGCAGTACGCGCCACCGATCCCGTTCTGCGCGGCGGCGCTGTGTCCGCCAAAGCCTTTCCAGCTTTGACAGGGGCGGCGGCAGGGCTGGACAATCGTCACTTCCTCTCAAAAACGCTTTGAGAAATCCTTCTATTTCTTTCAAAATAGCCTTTAATGGAATATCAATCCAATCCAGCACTGAACACCCTCCTTTGCAGCTCTGCCATAGCGGCAAGCACCGCTTTTATGTTAAGTTCCCATTCGTTTCCTTCGCCTCCGGCATATGCCTCAGCCATTGAGATACAATAGGGAAGCAGATTGTTTTCCAGTCGCGCCAACGCGTTTTTAGCCTCTTCCAGGGTGTTGGGTTCCAGACGGGCACTTTCTATCTCATCCGCTGTAGTCTCTGGCTCTGCTACTGTGGCCTCCGTGTTGTCCACTGTATCCGCTGCGTCCTGCTGCTGCCGCTCTTTGAATTCTGAAAATGTATTCGGTTGTGCCTGGTGTGGAAGCGGTGCCGGTTCTTGTTCCCGCTCGACCGGAGAGGATGCAGAAGGAGGTGTACGCTGTTCCTGGCGTTGGGTGGTTGTATTCTGCTTTGGGGGTGCTGGTTCTGCGGGGTGGTGATCCGCCACCCCATGCGGTTTCTGCTTATCGCCGCCCTTGCGCTGCTTTGCGTCGCTGACCGACAAACCGCCCTTTTCCTGGTGTTCCGCATATGCAGCCCGCTGCTGTTCCTCCGACAGTCCGGAAAGCTCATAAGCCGCCGAAATACCTAACCGCTTTTCCTTCATTTCCGCTTGAAATTCCGGTATTAGGTTCTTTGCAATCGCACCCATTCTGCCGATCTGTGCAGCCGATGTATTCAGGGTGTCCGCGATAATCTCACGCACACGCCCCGGCAGCTTCCCGCCGTGGGCTTTGTACCGCTGTAAAACATCATGGAGATGCTTGGTTTCCTGCACGCGGTCCCAGTCGGTTTTTTCGCGTTGTGAGTTGGTCGTAATAATCAATAATTCCTCTCGGATCGCCTGCATCTCTTTATCCGGCTGCGGCGGCTCAATCCCGCACGGGATAAACTCATATTCCGGCTTTCCTTCCTGTACAAGCTCCAAACAGGCACGGCAGCGGCGGTGTCCAGACAATATTTTATATCTGCCAGCGTCGAGCGGGGTAACCGTCAGGTTTTGCTTTACCCCGCCTGCTAACTCAATATCACGTTTCAGCTTTTCTATCTCTGCCATCGAATAGAAATTACCTTCTGACGGCACAAGGCTGTGAACGCTCAAAGCGGCAATCTCATAGGCGGGCTTCTGGTGCTGCGCTTCCATTCCGTCGGATGCCTGCGGCGCGTCCCGCTCGGCCTGCGCGTTTAACAGTTCCATCAGGTTGAATTTACCCATGCCGTGCGGCTCCCTTCAAATTTGTGTCCGAATCGGACAACTTTTCCAATCTTGCAAAGTCGATTACATGGACCGGGAATGCCCCGTATGCTTTTTCATCGACGAACGTATAACATCCGTCCGGCCATTCCGGCGATACACCAAACCGAAATGCGCAATGTGCGTCTTGAACGTCCGCTATAGCCGGTTTGCGCAATCCCTTTATTTTCTGCCCGCTGATGCTTTTATGATCCTGAAAAAGATATTCAAATTCCTGCACACATAATTCAATGGTTTCAGCAGTACTATGTTTTTTCGCGTGTGCAACAAACATTTCAGCGCTTCCACCATCATATCCGAACCCCATAAAATCAAACTTGCTCATTTCCTGCCCCTTCCAAATATTCCCATACAAATTGCAGGTAGTCCGCCGCCGCTCCGCAACGCCGCGAATATGTGACAATCGGCAGTCCTGCAAACGTGCTTTCATCCATTTTTGCTGTGCGGCGGATATGAGTGCTGAATACCGGGAAGTCCTGCTGTGTGTGAAGCCATTTCTCTCCCTGTGTGTTTACGTCGTTCCGCTGATAAGAGGTCACAAGGCAGCCTCGCAGGTGTAGGGATGGATTTAATTCCTCCTGTGTGTTCTCAATCTGCTCTTTCAGTTCTGCCAGCCCATCAAAAGCAAACATGTCAATTTTAATGGGGATAATGACATCATCCGATGCAACGAGCGCATTGATCGTGCTGATATTGATATCCGGGGCATTGTCAATAATGCAAAAATCATAGTCCTCCGCAATGGCGCTGAAAGCCTTTCTAAAGCGTGTTTCCCGCTGCCGGGTGTTATCTATCATAACGGCAAGGTTCGCGCGGAGCAGGCTCATATTGGCCGTGATAAGGTCAAGATATTCGTATTGTGTCGGCACAATGATTTCCTTCATGTCTGGGAGCTTTTCGGTCATGATATCTGCAACGCTCTTTTTCTCGTAGCTGTGCAGTCCGAACATCTTGGAGGCGTTACCCTGCTTATCGTTGTCCACCAGCAGGACGCGCTTGTTATGTACCTCTGCCAGAATATGCGCCATGTTTACGGCGGTCAGGGTTTTTGCTACCCCGCCCTTCAAATTGATAATGGAAATAGTAATCACTGTTCAAACCTCCTGTATTTATTTTTGTCCCGCTCGGCGGCGGGTATTGAATGCCGGTTAGCGTTCGCCGCTCCAGTCCCACCAGCCTTGTTTTCCCCGCGCTGGTATGGGATTGTCAAACATAACCGGGTTTTGCAGCACCCACGCGAACCGCCCCGGCGAATAGTCGCCAAGCGCCTTTTCCCGCTCGGTCAAGCTGTCCCGGATTTCTTCAACGGGTACGCAATCGACAATTTCAACCGTACCGATTACAGCGCCATGATGGAGCGTCAAATGTTCCGGCAACGCCATATCTAACGCCATCGTCACAAATCGCGGTGTTCCCTTTGCCGCATGTACGGCAATGCGCCCCCGGATATTAGTACGCCGCCTGCGGGTTTCGTAGCGTTTCAGCCCTGAAACAACCGCGAATGCGTATGGCTGATATATTGTAAATGCTTTCATCTTTCATCCTTCCTTTTGCCGTTATAGACAACCACCATCGACGGGAACGGCGCGGGCGGGTATGCGCTGCCGTTTTCATCGGTGAAGTGCAGCCGTCCACGGATAAACCTGATTTCTGCTTTCCCGTATATGAAATCATGGAAATATGCTGTATCTGTCCGGGCTGGTATCAGCAGCACGACCGTTTCCCCGTGCTGAGCCTCTTCGTAGGCCTTGCGGACCCATTTCCCAATCTCCCGCCCATATGGAGGATTGCAGAACACCGCCCCGCCTCCCACGTTCCACGGGCTTTTCAATCCATCATTTTCCAGGGTATAGAACATCCTGCATTTTGCGTTTTCCCTGGTCGCTGCTGCATCAAGCGCAAAATGAAATTCTGCATTTAGACTGTCGAAAAAGTCCTGTGGAGTACAGTAGTCCATTTTCTTGCTGCTTAAAAGGGCTGTATTCACTATGCATTCCCCTCTTTCCTTTTCTTGATTGACAGAGCAATTTCACAATCTTTCGTAATTTCTTGAAGTTTTTCAACAAATTTATCGTTGACTGCATTGAACGGAGCGATAATTGCTTCAAGCATCATACCGGCTTTTACTGCTATGTATAATTGACCGCCTGTACTTGTGCGTTCATAGAATCTCAATGTATCCATGTCATAATCCGAAAGCGGCCTTAAATACTCTTTGTCGATGAATCGGATTCCCTGTGATGTATGCAGGACAATCAGGGTCTTCCCATCGGTTCCAATTTCTATCCCATTGGGTTCCAATACGTTTTCACATTCCACAACATCCCGGAAATCAATCTTTTCCGGCAGTGTATCCCGTCGGAAAGTGATTTTCTCGATCTGCTTAGACGTAATATCAAACACAGTGAAAATATTCTTTTCGTCGAGCTTCGGCATATTCTGTAATGGGTATACTGCCCCCGTCGCGCTTAGCCACTGCGCCGCGTTTTCACTGCTTTTATCATCGTAAAGTATCATGCAGCGATCGCGCTTGCAAATAGAAGCAACGTGTTTAATTATCATGGTACGTCCCCTCCCGGTTTTGTATCCGCTGTGTAGTGCTCCGTGCCTGCTGTAAGGCCGCTTGCAGGTACACCGCACCGCTCACATTTTTGAATTCTGTACCTCTTGCGGCGCAAGGTCCATAAACCGGATTTGCGCCCGCACGCTTTCCAACCGCTGCCGCGCCCGCTCGAAGTATACTTCGTCAATCTCGAATCCCAGAAAATCAAACCCCAGATTGTGACAGGCGATCAGGCTTGACGCGCTCCCGGCGTGCGTGTCTAAAATGAGATCCCCCGGGTTCGCATATTCCCGCAGGAGCCACTCATACAGCCTAACCGGCTTTTGGTTCGGATGTATGCGAATTTCCCGGTTCTTCATGTCGCCCTGCAACATCCCCTGCCACCGAAAGCGGAATATTCTCACAGCGCTTTTGAAGCTGGTCCATGCCAGTTCACAGTCTGCAAAATCGGTTCTGCCGTTTTCCTTGTCCCATACAATCCAGCACGCACTATCAAACGGTATCCGGCTGATAAAATGGTTTGCACCGAATATAATTTGATTGTGGGAAACCCGCCGCAATTCTGCGAAGTATTCAGGCGGCGGCGCGTCTTTATCATACCCGAAATATGGCGTGTATGCCTGTGCCTTTGCCAGCCTCCCGCGTGTCGCGTTCCTTTTGCCGTTCTCGCCAATGCCATAGGGTGGATCAACTATGGCAAGTTGAAAATAACCGTCCGGTATCTGCTGCATTGCTTCCATGCAATCCAGATTGTAAAGGTGGTTCAGGTCGTACATTAACCCCACCGCCTCAAAGAAAGCATTTTATCCCGCACCAGCTTATCAACCACGCGTCCCGGTGATTTCTGACCGCCAAGCTGTGCAAGGCGGTCAAGGTTGTATGCAGTCTGCGGTGTGACGCGGATGGTCAGCTTTTTCTTCTTTTTCATACGTAATCACCCCGGCAAGCATCCGTGTGCCTTGGGTCAAGGATCAGCTGCCCGGATGGGTCTTTTCCCCGTTGTGGCCGTTGCCTGCAATCGCAGGTTTCCCCCGCGTCCAGGTGCGCCCCACAATGGGGGACACACCCGGTAAGGGGTCTTTTTATGTAATGCTTTCATGGTCCTAAAAACTCCTTTCCTGTTTTGCTGCGCTGTGGCAATGGTTAAGAGAATACGGTTGCAAAGTCCGTATATTTGTAGTCGAGAAACAGCACTGCACCGGAAAAGCACACCCGGTATGCAGCTAAATCCACCGCACGCAAAGATACTTTGCCGAAACACTCCTTCATGTCCCGCCATTTCTGCCAGGGGACAAAGTAGAATTTGTCCCTAATACCAACGCATACGCCTGCTACCGCCCCATGCCGCATATGACTTTCCAGTGCGGCCATCTGCGCATCTGTCAATACGTTACGCCTGATAACATCCGTTGTGGTATACTTCGCTTCAAAGACGATAGAACGCCCACCCGCAAGCGTACCCTGAAAATCCGGTTGTGCATGGGCGGTGAAACGTCCGGTAAAGGAGCCGTCCCGGCTCTTGGCGGTAACCCGGAACGGCTCCGGGGTCTTGTCAATTTCCGCCCGCTCGCGATCGTGATAAAACTGGCACGCCGCCATGATAGCACCCTCAAAGAAGTGCCCCTGCGCGTTGTTTACCCGGTTCTGCCACTGCTGGCGGGCTTGCTGCTGGGCTGTTACCTTGTCAAGCATTATCATACCTCCCACGTGTACGGTTCCGTTTTGCACATATCGCGCAGGGGACACCATCTGCAAGCATTATCCGCCGTACGCGTCAGGCAAAACCGTTTGATGATCCGTCCCGCCCGTTTGGCTTCCCTCGCAGATGGGGCCTTAAAATACTTGCTTTCCTTTTTCCTCATGATTATATTTTGCTCCTTTCTATTCCTTTTTTCTTAGTTTTAGGTAAATTGACCATCCGGTCAGTTCGTTGTATTCATATTGGATTCCATAGTCTTCATTGGTCAATGTCCAGCCTGGGTATCTCTTTTCCCAAAAGGTGCGGTCCGGTCTTTGTTTCGCCCACTTCTCGACCTGCCGCCGCGTATATTTGCCGTCGTTCGTCCGGCTGGTTGGCCGTTCCAGGTTCTGGGAGGAAGACCACCGTTTTTTGCCTCCGGCCTGCTTCACTAGATAATGGCTCAAGCCACCTATCCCATCATCCTCGGGTTGCAGGCGGTCAGCATTGCAGTAACCGATCCGGTCGCCCTGCGTCTGCCCCTTCTTCCTGCGTTTCCGCCAAAGTTCCTCTACTTCGTCACGGTCTAACCCGCCGTTTATGATAATGTGATGATGGATACGGACTGGCTTGTCACTGTTCTTTTTCGTAGTGCAGGCAGTGACAAGGATATATTTCAGCGGCGGCAGCCCTTTCTTTTTTCGTCTGGCTTTGATCCTGCGAATATAGTTCTCTGCTTCCTTTTCTGCCTCTTCTATTGTCTCCGGCAGATATTTGTGGCTATATGTATTCGATAAGTGCAGCGCTCCCGGGTCATGTTCAAAGTTTAGGTGCATAAGCTGTGTGAAGTACCTGCAAGCATTCCTGTCGTTCAGGTTCTTTTGCTTCGGCGGGGATTCTCGCGTTTTCTTTGCACGCTTCTTTTTTGCGGCGGCGGTCTTCTGTGCATCCGTATACGGAAAAATGTCAACCTCTTTATAATGCTTCCCGCAGTCGATCTGCTTCTCTCGAACAAAGCTCCGCACTGTGTTTCACTCCTCGTCTTTTTGAGAGTGGATAAAACCGGCTTATTCCACAGCGTCCGGCAGGGCAAAGGGGGAGCGGGAATCCTTGCCCGCGCCTCGTCCCGCTCCCCCTTTGCAATCCCCCTCACCCTCGGGCGCGGCCTCAGAGAGAAGGGCTTATAAAATCTGGTCTGGGGGACGGGATGGGTGCTGCTGCCTTTACTGTCTGGCTCGGTTGGCGGGGGATGTACTGCCGAAATCATAATACCCATTACAAGCCCGCCATGCCGTGCTTAAATACGGCTTTTTACCTACTCTTCTTTGTGTCGTTTTTTCAATGTCTCCAGTTGACTTTTTGCCGTAAATCAGTTAAAATAACTACAGGATTTTTATTATGGCAAACTTTCCCCGGGATTGTCCCGTATGCGCTCGGCAAAGCGTATACGGGACTTTTCCTTTTGCTCCTACATCGGATCACCGGCTGTCCGGTCTAAAAGCGGTTTCATGTCTCTTCTCTTGTGTCCGAGATTTCCTGTGCAAGTTCTTTCGCATCGTTTTTCATTGCGAAAATTGCTTTGATAACCTCAACAATGATTCCAGCCCAAAGCGCCGTCCCGTATTCATCCAGTGTTTCCATTACTGCTTCCGCACCCTCTTTGACCGACTGTTTCCGCTGCCCCTGTTTCTTTTCTTCCTCTGTATAAACGAGAGTATCCAGCCTCAAAAAACAAACCGGCCTGGCACCTGCCATTTCAAAATTTGCTTCGCGGCTTGTAATCGTTCCATCCGGCATAACAGCACGTACATACTGGGCATTCTCTATATTGCAGGTGGTTGGTGTTAACGTCCACCAAATTCCCTCGTATCTCGGAATCTCGCCTCGCATAATGCGATAAAGACCTGCCGAAGGAATTGCAACTTTGTCTTCCGCATATCCGTAATCTGTCGTTCCATCGTCTGCGGTTAAATTGCTGCCAAAGTCAAGGAACGCTTCTGCGGCTGCGCCGTTATCAATCATGCTGTTAAGAAATGTTCCGTTTAATTCCCGCCGCAAAGATGAATTCCGCCAATCATTGTTGTTATAGATATCAAACGCCCACTCAAATATCGGTGCTTCCGCAATGACCGGTGCACCAGTGCTTGAACAACACGGAATCTTGACCCATGCTACATCCCCATAGAAAAAACGTTCTCCGTATTTGATTTTATCTAATTGTTTCATTTCAGTAATGCTCCTTCCTGATTTGTTCATATGAAAAGCCTTGGGATTCCTCGCTTAGATCAGCGAATGCCCTTTTCAACCTCCCAGATTGCTTTGAATATTGGATAGAATTGCTGCGGTACTACGGCGTTGCCAAGGCATTTTAAGCGGTTCGCGCGGTCTCTTACACCCTCCGAAATGCGCGGTATATCGGATTCCCAGGCTCCGCTCACCCATCCGCTTCTAACGCTGTCCACCCAACCGGGAAGCCCATCATTGCCTCCACCCAGTCTGGATTTAGTTGGCCTCCGTTCCCCGCCGCCATGCTGCGGCATTCCTCCGGCGTGATTTCTCCGTCCTGCTCTTTCGCTTTCAGGGCTTGGATGTGATGCTCCCCACCGCATAGCCCCGCGCCCGTTGTCGGTGTCGGGTACATCGTTCGCATAAGCTGGCCGGTCAGTGCATCCCGCTTGAGCTGCGACGGCGGAAGGGTGGAATTTTTCGCATCGTTCGCGGTTGGCGTTCTCCAAAGCTGCACCGTTTCCGGGCAGACCTGCTCCCGCAGATTCGAGGGCCGGCTCCGCCCTTTGCGGGCTGTTTTCGCTAACCGTTTCAGCGCTTCCGGTGACCGCTGCGGCAGATAATCCATTGTGCTTGGTGTCGCCCACAACTGTGCCGCTATCTGCAAACCCGGCCTGCCGCTGCTGTCCCGCTGGTTCGGCCCGCCGTGCTCCCCAATACTCGCCGTCACGGTTGGCAACAAACGCGACGCGTTCCCTCCTGTGCGGTGCTCCGACAGCCGCAGCTTCAAAATCAAACACGACGACGTGATAGCCTTCACGCTCCAGGTCCTGTACAACGTCGGCAGCGGCAAGGCGCAGGATTCCAGGTACGTTCTCACCGACAACCCAACGCGGCGCGAGCTCTCGGACAACTCGCAGCATTTCAGGCCATAAGTAACGATCGTCTTCTTTCGCCTTTTGCTTTCCAGCCACACTGAAGGGTTGGCAGGGGAATCCTCCGGAAATAATGTCAACTGTTCGTAAGCCTGTTCTTGCATAGAAATCCTCCTGTGTCAATGTTCGGATATCTCTCCATCGCGGTACATCCGGCCAATGCTTTTCGAGTACGCACGTCGGGTAGTCCGCAAATTCGCATTGCCCTACCGTCTGGAAGCCTGCGGCTTCGGCTGCAAGGTCTAGTCCGCCGATACCGGAAAATAATGATAAATGCGTCATTAAAACCACCTGTAATTCAGTTCTTCTTCAAGCGCAGACCATCTAAATTTCTTATCATCCGGCGAAAGAAACCCCTCATCCTCCAGCTGAAACCTTAAATCAAAATCATGCACAGTATGACCGTCTGGGTGAAACGTTACCGGGCTGTCCGAATCCCATTTCAGCATCAGCGACCAATATTCGGGGTACATCTTACGTAAAAGGCGCAGTTGATTAACGCTCTGATTATGGCAAAACCAGCAGCCGCCCCGCGAACTATGGGTATAAATGGGGGAAAGCAGGTTGTTTTCCTCGCACCATTCCCTGCATTTAGATTCTGTCCACCCCGCAGCAGCAAGAGGTGAAACCGATGTGACGCCATCCAGTCGTGCAAGCCTTTTGGGTTCATCGATTGCAATTCCGCGATAAGAGATTATCCCTTTAGGGTTACATTTAACCAGCGCTGATACTTTTAATCTTGAATTGCACCAAGCACCAATTTGATACGGCCAACCGTACCGAATATGGATGTCATTTCCATTTTTTGAGTATTTACGGCGGGTGTAAAACTGGTTTTCATAGGTCAGCTTTTTACCGTCTCGCATTGCACAGACATGCTCGACCTCAATTCCCCAGCGAGCTTTAATGATTGCATCGGCTTTCGCCTTAAACTCCACCATCGGCGGCAAATCAGCTGGAATGGTATCCGTTGCCCATACCTCCGCATGTACTATACGGTCAAGCGTCCATCCTAATTTCTCAATCGCGCCCAGGCAGGCAAGCGAATCTTTTCCGTAACTCAAACTTAGAATGTGCTGCATTTCCGTTTCCTTTTGCGGTTTGGTTTCTGCCGCGCCTTGGTACGGTCTTTTTGGTGTTCCAGCTGGCGGATAAGTCCGTTCCAGTAGGCTTTGCTTGTACGGCGTTCCTTTGTTGCTGCCATTATTTTGCACCTTCTTCCGGTTTGCGGCGGTAGGCTCTCCACCCAGCAATGCCAAGTTTTTCTTCAGGATCATAATCATCAAGATTCGGCTCTTCCATGCAATACGGAAATATCACTCTTTCTCCGTTTTCCCAGTCGCAAATATCCCAATGCCCTTTGAATTGGTTGATGGCGGAGACATTCACGATCCAAACCGGTGCTCCGTCCATTTCCCGCAGTTCATCCAACGTAAGCAGCTCATTATCCAGCTTAGTAAGTTGCATGATTTCTTCCGGTGCCAGCGCTTGAGCAGTTTTCTTTGTCAGGCTGGGGAATCCTTTTTTCATTCGCAATTTCTGTCCTCCGTTTACTTCAATCACACCAGCGGCAGGAGTTTCTGGTAAATGAATATCCGCTCTTCGGAATACGGGGCGTTCTCGTCCTGCGGCTTGTACATGACGATGTAGCTCCGGTGTGGCGCAGTTTTCCACAAGTGCTCCGCAAAAGTAAGCGCGTTGCACCATGCCACACTCCGGTCCCGTTCTTTCCGTGCCGCATCCCGTTCCGCAGGGCTTTTGTGGCGCTCAAACGGCATATACACACTTCCTTTTATCTCAACTGTCACGCAAAGCGCAAGCCCGTCCGTGTCGTTCGGCTGGTACTCTTTCCACGTTGCCTTTCTTCCTGCGGTATCCTCGCGGGTAATCATCAGGCTTACTTGCTTTTCCCCGTTCGGATAACCTAAACCATTCTTTTTCATCTGGTGAAACCTCCCTGTGTTTATTTGCTGCGGCGCTTAAAGTTTCGTTCCGGGTTTTCGGCTTCGTAAAAACCGGCCCGTGTATTTACCGGCCCCCGAAACGATACCATAGCGCCGCATTCATCATTATTGCAGCGAAACATTGTAACGTGCGCTTTGATAATCTTCACTTGACTCCCGCAAAATGGACACTTTGATTTAGAAATCATTTGTTTCCTCCATTTGCCCTGCTTCCGTCCTGCCCGCAGGCTGTATATTTTTACTGCCCGATCATCGGCGCAACATCTAAAATACTGTTGGTGTCGCTCATGACTGCGGGCAGTTTGCCATCCCATTTTGCAATGGCGTTTGATGTAAGGATTTCGTTTGTAATGGATTCCGAACGAATGCGGTTTGCATCGGCTTCGGCCTGTGCGGTTACGATTTTTTGTGCAAACGGCATTTTGAAGTGCGGTCCCGACTGCATTGCCTGATTGCCGGGGCTGCCTAATGTTACCAGGACGCCGGAACGGCTGAAAAGGTGCAGACCGCAACAAACAGAGCCGCACATATCAGCGCCCCGGCAAGGTATTTGCGGCTTACTGCGGGCGTGTCGTACATTTTTGCGCCAATTCCCACGCCCAGCAGGGTAATCGCTGTAAGCAAAAAGATAAGCGCTAAAATTATCTGAAACATTTTGTTTTCCTCCGTCCTGCTGCGGGCAGAACGGAAGCAGGGTGTGCAGGCTACTTTTTTGGGCGGCCCCTTTTCCTGTTGGGCTTGTCCGGCTCTGCCGCACTTTCGGCGGGCTGCCCTGCATCCGGGCGGAGCGCGTCGGCTGTTGCCTTGTCGCCGATCATTTCGCAGCCTTCAGCGTACTGCCGCATTTTCCCCGCGAAGATGTGCGCGATCTCCCGATGTAATACTTTTTCGCTTTCCTGCGCCCGCTCGGTTGCTTCTATGTACAGCGGCACGGACGGCAGGAATTCCCCCGTTGCCGGGTCCCGCAGGGCAAAGCTGCCGACCGAAATTGCTTCAATCGTTTTCAACATACTTCAAACCTCCTCATCCTTCTGCTTCTTCTGGATCATTCACAATAAACGGTTGTCCATCCCTGTTGAGATATCAGGCTCTTGGCTGGGGTTTTAATCAGTTCGCGGGCTTTCTTTTTTCTTCTTTGCTGTCGTGTTCGCCCAATTTCTGTCCGCCGAAAATGCGGCGGCGGGTTCTGTCTGTCGTAACATGCAGCTATCTTCCTTTCTGAATTTGGGTCTTGAACTTTTCTGCCTACAATGTTAATATAAGATAAGACTGGTGGTGGACTGTATGAGAAATCGTTACTTCCGAATGTATGAGTCTATAAAATTTAAAGAATGCTTTTATGCATTGCATTTTGTACGAGCAAAAAAACTATACACTTGTTTTTCTGTCGTCACGCTGTTCATTTCTATTTCCAGCGTGCTGGCATGGACTATTTCCAGGAATATGCCGACCTTTTGGGCTATCGTTATTGCAGTTGCGCAATTTGCCCAATGCATCAGCCCATATACGCCATGGTCAGCTCAACTTACTGCTTTAAAGTTTCTACTGCCAGAAGTATCGAAACTCACCTTAGAAATCGATCATGAATGGCTTTTTATTGATGAGAGAAACTACAACGACGAAAAAATTTTGGAACTCATTATATGCTTTGAAGATCGCCTACATGAAATAGAATACCAGTTTGCAGATGGAATCTATTTCTCCAGATGTGCACAGGTGCTAAAGGATGCAGAAAAAAGACAGCGTACACATTTTTATTCGAGATATTCAATTTCAGCGCTGACTGAGGAAGGAGGTGAGCACAGCAATGCCGGATAATAAGCAATTTCCAAGGCCGGATACCAATACGTGAAATGATGGAGCTCCAGAGCCTACATATCATCTTCCCGTCCCACCGTCTCCCCCGAAGCCAAATAAGTGAATTGCAGGCCGTCACTTTTTGTGGCGGCCTCTTTTTGAATCGCCACATTCTCTCTTCCTCATCCATTGGCAATAATCGCATACCGTTGGACGTACCGTGCCTACTGCAAAATATATCAGCAACCTCTGGGCGAACGCGCCAACAAAAAAGCTGAGAACAATCGCGATATCAACGGTGACTCCCATCCTGCTCACCTCCCTTCGTACCCCGCTTTGCGGGGCTTTTTTACGTGCCGGTCTGGCCGGTGTCCCGTGCGAAGTCGAGCGGTGCCCTCAGAAGACCGCGCACTATACAAAACTCTGAACGATTTGACGTATAGTATCTACCTTCTGACTGATGAGATCGAGGCTCTCCGTGAGAAATACGAGACTGTCGACGATCTCCTGGATAATGAAATAGAGTTTGATGCCACCGACAACCAGCAGCATAATGCTGATGCTCAAAATCAGAAGTCTGATTTCTAATCGCTGTACCTTCCTCAGAAGTGAAGCCTCTGAGGAAGAACTTTCCTTTTCTCTCTGCGCCATATTCATCCTTCCTTTCTGTCCTCGCGCCCCGCTTTGCGGGGCTTTTTTTACATGCCCTCCCGCTCCCCGGTGCGGGTCTGCTCGGACTGCGCGGCCAAGCATTCAGTATACCCCAGTAGGTATCCTTGTTCCCGCGCTGGGAGCGTGCTGGCTACTCGGGCAAGACTGTCTGCCAACTGTTTATCCTTCTCTGCCATTGTGTTCACCTCCTTCCTGCCGCCCAACTGGGCGGCTTTTTACGCATCCTCCCGCCGCTCATCGGGGTGGGGCTGCCGAAGGACAGTAGCTTTTCCTGTTCCAGCAGGGTCAGCTTCGGGAGCAGGCTGTTAAAGGTCGCAAGAATCTGCTTTTGCTTTTCGGTCATGGTGGACACCTCCCTTCGCGGAATCGATCATAATTTGAATGTCCTCGTCCGTAATACGGTAATTCCTGCCGATTTTGATAGCCGGTAATTTCTTTGCCGCGATCCAATCCTGAACAGTCTGGACTGTTACCTTGAACATAGCCGCAACTTCCCTTGTCGTGTAGTACATAGCCCCTCCTAAAATAGCACTTGTGTTTTGACGTGTTTTATGGTAGAATAATAAGCACAGAGTATGCAGTAATCCAAATCTAATAAATAGAAAGAAGGCAATGCGAAAATCATGACAGATGATATACAGAATGCGCTTTTTCTACCATCTGCAACATCTCTTGGAAAGGCTCTTGATACCCTTATCCGCCGGGTCTTCAAAGATATTCTTTGCGATAAAGAAGAAAACTCAGAAGAAGCGAAACATATTCAAATTTACAAAGAACAGCTTCAACATGGTAAAGACTCTATCCCTGAAGAGCGTCTTTGTGAACCGTCTCTGTTTATTGCAGGTTCAGCCCTCGAAGCTTCTAAATATTCCTACGGAGAGCCGTTGATCCGTGATATGTTTGTAAATCTGATTACTGCCTCTATGGATAAGGAACGTAGCAATCTTGTTCATCCATTCTTTATCGAAGCAATCAAACAGTTATCTGCGTGCGATGCTAAAAACCTTTCCCTTTTCTTTATCCGGCAGTTATCAGATGATTTAGGGAACCTCCCTGTGCCACATGAGATATCCAAATCAGTTGCTCACGCCATTGCAGAATACCAGATCAAATCCGGGACCGATTCCGTAGAAATCGTGCAAAAAAATGTCTTTACTGCTGACGTAATGAACTCCAACATTCCCCAGCAGGCTACATCCATTGCGAATCTTGTACGTATGGGACTGCTCGAAATCGATTTTTCACACAAATGCACGGAAAAAGAATATTTACCGATGACCCATACTAAAGAATACCAAGAAATCTTGGAGCGTTGCGAACGCAGTGGAGCAACTCCTTATGTTAAAAAAGGTACCGTGCATTTGACACCACTTGGGGCAGATTTCTGTTTCATTTGCCTTTAACTCTTTCGGGATGCCCCTCACAGCGGGGCATCCTTTTCATCTTACGTTGTCTCGTTCAAAGCCTCTTTCAAATTGATGAGGTCTTCGAGCAGTTGATTGACCATAGAAACCTGTGCTACCATCGTTGCTCTGGTTGAAATCAGCGCCGTCTTCTTGTCCAAGCCGTCTTTACGCATGGCCGTATAAATCTTCAGCGCCGTTTCAGTCATATCCTGCATGTCATCCGCCATCGCATTGGTAAATGTGTTGTCCATCGTGTTCACCTCCTTCTCTTTTACGCCCCGCGTTGCGGGGCGTTTTTACATGCCCTCCCGCCGCTCCCCGGTGCGGGTAGCAAGCTGGTCACGATCCAGCATTCCGCTGAGATAGGCGTCTGCCATCAAAGTCATAAGATTCCTCTTTTCGGGCGGCATACTGTTCAGCCTGTCATAGACGGTTCCAGCCTGTGCCATTACCTCCAGCGTATACATTGCCTCGTTCATTACGTTCACCTTCTTTCTATTCGTCTTTACATGACTATTATACGTCACATAAAAAGCAATGTCAAGATAAATTTTGTTCTTCACGTGACTTTTTCTTGACATCCTTTCCGTGATGTCTTATAATGACTTTATAAAGGAGGGATATTTCCCGTGAAAGACCGAATCAAAATCTTTCGCAAATCACTGAATCTCACGCAACAGAATGTTGCTGATCTTCTGGGTGTTAAGAGAAATACTGTAGCGCAATGGGAGATTGGAATAAACAGCGTTTCCGAACAGACAATAAAAGCTATTTGTCGAGAATTTAACGTCAGTGAAACATGGCTCCGCACCGGCGAAGGCGAAATGTTCAAGCCTAACCCCAATGATGCCCTCAGCAAATTCATTCAGGAGCGCGGCCTTTCTCCGGCTGACCAAGCACTCATTGAAAAGTTTGCCGCACTGGATGCAGCCAGCCGACAGGCATTCGTAGCTTATGTGCTGTCCACTGCGGACGCAATCATGAGCCTTGAGTCACCCAAGCCATCTGCCGCCCCACAAAACCAACTCCCCGAGTTGGTCGGCAAGCCTGCTGAACCTGAACTAGCGGCAGTAATTCCAGAAGGAAGCACCCCGGAGATTGAAGCTCAGGTAGCCAGAATCCGTGAACAGCTGATCATCGAAGCAAGTATAAGAACATCCGGGGCTTCGACACCAGCAAAGGCCGGTTGAACCTGTCTGCACCGGAAGCGTATTTTCCGCCACGCCACACCGCAAAAATCTTCACATTCCCGAAAAAGCAAAAGCCAACTCAGTGAGTTGGCTTCCAAGAAAGGACGTACATAATGAACAATGAAGAAAAGATTCTGGCCATGCTGGAACAGATCCAATCTAAATTGGAGCAACACGATGTAATGTTTGAAAAACAGGGTGAGCAACTGGCCGCGCAGGGTGAGCAGTTGGCTGCACAGAGCGAACGTTTGCTCAATATCGAAATGCGTATTGAAAATACCATCATTCCCGATATAAAGGCGCTTGCTGGCGGACACATGCAGCTACTGGAAACTCTTGCAAGCAAGGAAAGTGTAGAAGAATTGAAAGATTCCATGATCGAATGGGAAACCGCAAACAAGGCCTCACTTTCCGAGATGTGGAGGCGGATCGCCTCGCTTGAGCGGGCAAATTAAAAAAGTCCCGCTCACTGCGCCAACAGCGAACGGGACGGGGGTACTGAAAAGGCTCGAGATCTTATCAGTACCCCTATTTTATCATACTTTTTAATGAAAAGAAAGGGGTATCTTATGAAAAAACAGGAAACCACAGAAAGAAACGCGGTGATTTATGCCCGCTATTCCTCGCACAACCAGACGGAGCAGAGTATAGAGGGGCAGCTTCGCGTATGTCACGAATACGCCAAGCGGGAAGGTTATACCATTGTCGGTGAGTACATCGACCGTGCCATATCCGGCAGGACGGACGACAGGCCAGACTTTCAGCGCATGATTGACGATTCCCGCAAGGGCGCGTTTCGGTATGTCATTGTTTACCGGCTCGACCGATTCACCCGCAACCGCTACGACAGCGCGATCTATAAGCACAAACTGAAAAAGAACGGGGTCAAGGTTCTTTCGGCCATGGAAAACATAGGGGACAATCCCGAAGGCGTTATTCTGGAGGCCGTGCTGGAAGCCAGCGCCGAATATTACAGTTTGGAGCTTGCGCAGAAAGTAAAGCGCGGTATGCGCGAAAGCGCCCTGAAGGGGCAGTATTGCGGCGGTACGGCCCCGCTCGGATATAAGAGCGCAGGCGGGCGGCTCGTGATTGATGAATCGAAAGCGCCCTACATCAAGAAAGCCTTTGAGGATTACGCGGCAGGGGTCCCCAAGCGCCAGATTATAAACGAATTAAACGCGGCGGGTCTGCGAAACCGCAACGGCAAGCCCTACGGCAATACAGCCTTGCAGGCGACTTTGCGAAGCGAAAAATATATCGGTGTCCTTCGCTGGAATGATATTGCGGTGGAGGATGCCTGCCCCGCGCTGATAGATCGTGAAACCTTTGACAAGGTGCAAGAGCGCATCCAGCAGAACAAGCGGCAGGCCGGGAAGAACAAGGCAAAGGTCGAATACCTGCTGACCGGCAAAGTGTTCTGCGGCTGCTGCGGCGATACAGTAACCGGGGTATCAGGGCGCGGGCGGCATGGTGATATGCACTATTACTACTGCTGCCATGGTCGTCGCACGCGCAGCGGATGCAGGAAGCAGCATGAAAAGAAGGATTTTCTTGAATGGTATGTTGTCGAACAGACGGTGCAGTATGTGCTTACCCCTGAGCGGATGCAAATTATAGCGGAGGCTGTTGTCGCCGAATACAACAAGGAATTCAACAGCGGCAAAATTAAAGAGCTTGAAAAGCAGATCGCGCGGATTGATCGGGAACTGAATAGCCTGGTTGATACGCTGGTTGATGCGCCGAAATCTGCCCGCCCTCGCATCTATGAGAAACTGGAAGCGGGGGAAGCACAAAAGGCCGATCTGGAAATCGACCTTTCAAAGCTGCGCATCACCTGTAAGATCAGACATACCGAAGAAGAAATTATTGCGTGGCTGAAACTGTTCTGCAAGGGCGACCTGTTCGACATGGAATTCAGGCGGCGTATTATTGATACGTTTATCAACTCTATTTACATATATGACGACAAAGTAATCATTTTTTACAACATTCGCGGCGGAAAGCAGATTTCCTATATTGATATGCTCGACGCAACCGAAGGATTCCCCGGCCTCGAGGACCAGCCGCAAGGCTCCGCCGATGCCGGGGGAGACCCCAGAAATGAAAAGAAGCCGGACACCGTTACCGATGTTCGACTTCTAAATGGTATGGTACAGCAAAATATTCAGAATGCAAACCCCATTCTCGTATTTGTGCATGATCTTTTTGGATGCATCTTCATTAGGAATACCGATAAATAATTGAAAGCCCGATGCGTTTCGTCGCACCGGGCTTTGTTTTGTTTACCTAAAAATCATCTGGGTACGGAGCATTTTCTTCCCATCTGTACCCAAATAGACATTGTTTTCCATCATATTGAATCTCTTTTGATGTTCTTTTCCCAATATAATCCTTGTTTTGATGAATGCAATCCACACACCATGGACCAAAACCTGGTCCTTCTGCCCCGCACACCTTTTTATTTTTTGCCTCCATACCTAAATTG